GCCTTTGCGTTTATTTGTAGCCCGAGAATGTCATCGCCAAAAAAAGGCGCCCCGCCTATGTCGGTTTTATTTGAAATGTTTTTTAAGTCTTTTACTTTCGTTTTATAAGTTGCCATATTAGTAAGATATTATAATATAATTAGTTGAATAAGGCCGCAAGCGGTCAACCTCAGCCCTTATTTTTGCCTCGCCGTTAGCTGAGTAAATCGCCGCGGGTACGTATACTTTAAAATCGTTGTTTGCCTGGGCCTCGCTTTGGTTGTAAAAGGTGGCCGCCGCTTGCCCCTCGCTTTGGTTGTAAAGTGTTATTTGTGGGTAGCCCTCAAATTGGTTAAAAAAAGTTATTGGTGGCTTGTCGTCGCCCGTGTTATCAATATAAATTAAGGCGGGGGCCGTTGTGTTAAAAACCTCGTTTAAAACTGCCTCCAATATTATTTTTTGGCCGTTTTGCTTGCTTTTTGCCAAAACCTGGGGCCTGTAGGTTGTAAATACTTCCTCATGTAAAGTTTTTACAGGGGTTAAATTCGCCCCTAAAAAAGCTTTCATTATTGGCGCCCGCTTGTCAGGGGGTAAAAACTCGTTAATAAAAATGTTATAATCTAAACTATAAAGGCTCATTTTTAGCTGTTTAATGTCATTGTTATCGTATCGTTAAAAGTGTTCCCGCTCGTGTCTTCCTCGATTATATACCCCGCCGCCGTTACATAAGAGCGGTTAACAGTTACAACCGCCCCAGTGATTGGAACACTTGAGGGCCTAGCAATTAAAACCACTCCCAAAGTATTAACGCCAGTAACTCCGCTAACTGCTTGGATTGCGTCAATTATTTGCTCTCTTATAATTGTCCCGTCAAAATTAGTAATTGAAACACTTGATAAATAATTTTTAATGGCTACAATAATAGCCGCTTTTACCGTTGCCTCCACGAATTGGCCATCGTAAAAAATTTCCCCAGTAAATTTTAAACGGTCTGCGAATAGGCTTGAAGTGTCTATTGCAATACCCACGAATCCTATTTGATCAAGGTAGGATATAAGCGCGTTTAATTCTTGAGTCACTAAGGGGGTTAACCCTCCCGCGCCGTCGTCCTTTGCCACTTTTACAAGTACCCTGTTATTCACTTGCTCCACAATTGCAGCCCGCGTAATTATTCTTTTTGTTGCGTCAACTACAGGGTAGGCCGCCTTTCCATCAATTACACTAATAACTTGAGGGCTCGCCGCGTCATATTGAAACTCTAAAACTCTTTTTTGTAGCCAGTCGGCCGTTCCTGGGACTGCCTCCCGTGCTATTTGCTCAAGCTCCAATTTGAAAACGTCCCAAAGTTGCTCTTGGGTTTCAATAGCTGAGGCGGTTATCCTTGTCCAAAGCCTCCAAATTGCCACGGCGCTGGGGCTTGTAAGCGTGTTTAGTGTCGTGTCCGCTGTTTTTGCAGCTATAATTTCGTTTTGTATTTGCGTTACTGTTCTCGCCATTGTTAAAATTTTATTGGTCGTTTACGTCCTTAGCTGTCCTTATTCCTGGCTTAGTGCTTGGGTTTATTACTATGTCGTCCGTAATATCCAAGGCCGTTATTTGGTGGGTAGTTGCCCCGCCGTCTATATATTTAGTGTCGTCTAATATGTCGGTTGTATAGTCTTGAATAAATACGTAAAAATTAGTGCGGGCCTCGTCTGTTTGCTCGCTGCGCCTTTTTAGGGTGTTAAATCCGTTTGCTTTGTAGCCTTGGAAAGTTTTATAAACCTTTTGCTTTAAATCAAATAAATTTAACACGGTTGTATTATTGCTCGCCCTCCCTTTTGTTAAGCTTTTGGCAATGTAAAAACGTAAAACCACTTCGCTGGTCTTTTGCACTCCCGCGCCGCCGTCCGCAAATGTTACGCCCTCAGGAAAGCCAATAAACAAGGCGGGGAATTTAATAATATCCGTTAGTCCCTGTTCGTTTTTGTTAAAATCGTCGTTAAATAAAGCCACGGTTTTAAACTCGGGCAAGTCTGCGCCTATCTTTGTCATTATGTCTTCAATTAAAAATCTAAACATTATTTAAAACCTTTTTTAATTTTCTTTTTTATTAAGTTAACAATTCTTTTGTCAGTTGCATTACTTGGGCCCAAAAATTGGCGCTTTGGCATTGTAAAACCGCCACTTCTTGCAAATAAACCAGGGCCTGCCATTGTTTTGCGCCCCCCCGCTCTTAAACCGTAATTGTGTACGCCCGCGTAAACCGCCGCTTTGCCCTTGCTGCCTATTGTTACTCGTTTATTACTTACGGTTATTCTTTTAATTGATCGCCTTAAACGTCCCCCGCCCTCGTCTGCGGGCCCTACCAAAATGGCTCGCCCTGTATCTCTTTTTTTTCTCGGTTTCCAAGGCTTAACACTCCGATCCATAAACCCTTGGCGCTTAAAATTGGTTTTTGCTTCGTTTACGGCTATGTTTCCAATGGCTTTCATTATACCCACAAATTGCTTTACTACGCCCCTGGCGTCTTCCTTCATTGCTTTACTTAGTGGGTTTTTACCTTTGTATATTGCCATTTACTTGGGTTTTTCCGCTCCCTTAGGGAAAGGCAAATTAAAATTTTTATCTTTTAACTCCTTAAATTGGTCTTCAACTATAAAATAAGGGTGTTGAGGGCCAAATAAAACTTTTTTCTTGCCTACGTTTAATTCCATGCTTGGCGGAACCTTAGGCAATTTAACCGCTCCCAAGTTGCTAGGCGTGGCCTCCTCGTCCTCCTGGTCTACGTCGCAGCGACAACGCCAGCCGTTTGGTGGATAGTAAGTGTCCCAAAATGGATCATTAACGGGCCGAGTAATGCCGTCTAGTGGTCGGTGTGACTCCCTTACTCGCTCGTCCCCGACGGTGCTATAAGTTAAAAATGGTAATACGTCTTTGTCCTCCTCGATATCCTGCCACTTGCTGGCCATAGTTGCCGAGTTCTCAGCTTGAAAAATCTCAGTTTTTAACCAAGTTTGATTATAAGTGTTAAAAATTTCCTTTGCCTTGGCCTCATACTCCTTAAAAGGTACGCGGCGCCCCTGGTTGTCGGCTATAAAGTCCGACATTTCCCGCACCTGGTTAAAAGTTTTTGCCCCACTAAATACGTGGGCGTTATGCTTTAAACTTCTTAAAAAATCTTTGTCGTAAGTGTCGGCGGCTTTGCCTACGGCCTTGAGGCCCTTATCCATTCCCTTGGTTAACTCCTTAGCAATTCTAAAATAAACGCTTTCGGGTAAATTTTCAACGGTATATTTTCCACTATAAACGCCGTTTACTACGTCCGAAATTGTCAGCTCGTCCCAGTTTATTGGCGGGACGTCCTCCTCGCCCAGGTTGTTAAAGTCTTCAATAGTTCCGCAGCATACGCCACAAAACGGCTCATTTTCTAGTATTGAAAGGGCTTTTTTTTTACCCCCAAAGTGTTGGTTAAATTTTCGGGCTCAGCCTCGGCCTCGGTGGTTTCCTCCAATGGCGTGCCGTAAGTTTCGGTAATATAGTCCCCTGGTATTTTATATTTTCCCGTTTGGATTAGTTTTATGTCCCTTTCGAATTGCTCGGCCTTGCTTACCCTTTCGGCGTCGTCCCACTTCCAATAACCATTAATGTTAAAACCGTGGTATTTATTAAGCCATGGAATAAGCTCGTTATTTACCATTTCTTGAATAAATAGACTGTCCTCTTTATCGATTGCCTCTAATGTCCTTTCGTGTACTTCCGCTTGGCTTCTTGAGCTGCCCGAGTCCATAACCATAGTGGAGCCTAAAATAAGCTTGCTTATTTCACTATTTGCCCGCTCAATTAATTTGTCGTAAACCTCGTAAGCATCCGTTTTTTTGTCCCCGATAAAGTCTAGCTCGTCGTCATGGTTAAAAACCCCGTAAGCATTGCGGCCCATGTTTTCCAACATAAAATACATGTTATCTCTTAAAGCCTCGTTTCTTATGTCAGTTTTTCCAAGCCTGAAAGGGGCCCCGAAAAGCTCCGAAAACTCAGCCCAAGCCGCTTGGGTTGTTTTCTTGTAAATCATCATAGGCGCCGCCTTAGCAAATAGGCCCAAGTCGTCGCCCCTACGCCCTACAAATTGAACCCAGGGGGCAAATTTACCGCTTTTAATAGGTATTAAGGGGGCGTTACTATAAGCGCTTTTACGCACTGCCATTTTTTGGGGGTAAACGTATTCGCGGGGCACTAACTTAACATAGTCAAAGCCATTTTTTACCCTGTCGCCAAATTGGATAAGTGAATAACCATAAAAACGGCTATCCAATGAAAATTTTATATAATCACGGAACCAAATCGAGTTAAAAATATCGCTTTCGTCGTCTATCTTTTCTCCCTCCTCATTACATACTTTATAGTCTTTTGAAAGGGTGCGGCTTTTTCTTGTTTCAATTGCGGCGGTTAAATGCGGATCT